AACGGGCTACCGTTCTTTTTCTTATAGAGCGTATCTAGTATGTAATTCACTGATACGCTGTTCAGAAAAAGAATCCGTACATTAACAATTCGGACAACAATAGCAAACTCTATCATCGTTAGAATAAGTAAACTGGCCGAAGAAATGATTTGTAGCGGCTACAGAGAACATAAGCTAACGACGAAGTTAAAAAGATGACTTTCAGTGTTGTATAGGTGAGTGTGTTCCCACCTTTATATTCAAAATCTTTTGGCAGAATGTAAATTATACACTCACCTACTCAGCACTGAAAGTTGAAAAATGCACCTGTAAACAAAAATAACAAGCGAAAGCGAGGATAATAAGATGAATAAGAGATTCAATCTAAAGCAAATTGTAGAAACTATGAAAACGATTATTATCGTAATGCTTATTGCACTGCCTATCGGATTTTTTCTAGGTATTCAATACCAAGAGAGTAAATCCGATCAACAGCAAAAAGCACTGACCAAAATAGTTCGCGAATTAAAACAAAATCAGTAGCTAATGTGGCGGCTACTGCATCTAAGGGTAAGCCACAGAAATCAGTGACTGTCGAACCAACCGTACTACAGCCAAAACCAGCTGTAGCAGCGGGCTGCGAATTGGTTCGACAAGAGCTGGTTAAATATCCAAACTGGAGTGTCCGGCTAATGATGGCTATCGCCAGAGCTGAGAATAGAAATTGCGATCCACTGGAGCACAATCTAACTAATACCGAGAATCACAGAGTGTGCATCGGCAGTTACGGTGTATTGCAGGTTGGTTGTGTACATTTTCGCTCTGACGAAAACAGAAACGATACGGCAACTGTTGTAAAAGTTGCATATCGAGTTTGGCAAAGTCAAGGATATACAGCTTGGACTAACTACCGAAACGGTGCGTATAAGGAGTTTTTACGATGAATAGTAAAACAACGAGCCTGTTAGATAGTTTTGAGTTGAAATATGAACGGCTAAAAAGCGAGGATTATCTAGCAAGGCGGGCTAGCAACTGGCGTGCTCGTATGAAGCGGCGCAAGCAAAGAAAGGAGAGAGTGCGTGTACATAAGAGCAACACATAAGAAGTTCGACATAAACGACATACGGTCCACCGCGTCTTGTCCTGAATGCCAGTCAAAACACCTTATGCTTTCCCGAGGAAGACTATCCTGCCGTAATTGCGGTGTAGAGATTGGCAGAATCGGGAAAACCAACAAGTACGGTGCTAAGCGTACTGAAATGAACGGTAAGATATACGATTCGAAGTTTGAAGCGCAAGTGGCCGCAGACCTAGAGGTTGAGAAAAAACTTGGCCAGATAAAAGACTACGACACGCAATATCGAATTGAAGGTTGGGTATACGATGAAAACGGTAATAAAGCATTCTCCTACCGGCATAAAGTAGACTTCAGAATCCACAACTTAGATGGCTCATTTACTTTACGAGAAGCTAAGGGCGTGGAAACCGACGACTACAAGTGGCGGCGGAAGATATTAGAGAATGTTTGGTTGCCTGCTCATCCTGATTACACATACGAGGTAGTATTCCAAAAACGCAACAAACGAAGATATAAAACTTCGCAACGATGACAACTAATAATCTGGTGCCCGATTTTACGCTGGTTTTCCTGTTTAACAGCGCAGATGGGTTAAATGGCTAGTTCCATTATCTAAACTAAAATCTAGCAGCAGCCAGAGTCCACCCTAGGAGGTAGAATGAAGCTAATTGTGACGGTTGATTGTAAGGATAGAGAAATATCACAGTATATTGATTCAGACACCGTAAAAGAGAACATGATGACAGAAGTCTGGAAAGGTATTCAAAAGCAGTTAGAAGAAAAAGGCTATAAGATAATCACTCTTTCGGTAGAGGAATATAAGGAGAAGTAAGTTATGAAAAAACCAGTAGCTGAAGTGAATATCAAAATATTTAAAAAGGGCAGGAAATACTGTGGTGAAACCAAAATTGGTATGAATTCTGATGATCCAGAATTAGTTTTAGCTATTTTAAAAGCTCTTGATGACATATCAGCTAGATTTGCTAAAGGCAGCGCAAAGGAACTAGCGAAAGATATTTTGAGAAATATTTTAGAAGACGAAGACCTAGAGGAGCTTTTTAAGGAAGATGAAACGATATAAGCTACTCAAAGACTTGCCGACTATCAAAGCCGGTGAGATCTTTAAGGAAACGGTCACTGGTTACAATGAAAAGAATTTGCTCGTACGAATAGCGCCGCTAAATGCAAAAAGTCCAAGACTAAAAGTTCAGGATATTGATAATTTTGATGAGTGGTTTGAAGAAATCCAAGAGCCGACAGATAGTATTCATTGGAAACCTAGAATCGGCGATAGGTGTTTTATTCTTGAGAACGCCAACATAAGACCAACATCTTATACCGGAATGCTACGTGATTATAACGCTTGGCGTACTGGTAGAGTATTCCGCACTGAAGAAGAGTGCGAAAAAGCTCGTGACCGTGAACTAGCCGAAACCAGACTGCGCCGAACCTCAAACTTTAAGCCAGACTTTGAGAATGGTAACGGTGGGTGGATTGTCTATTATAGTTACAAGACTAAAAGTCTTTTCACATATAGAACTAGCTCTAATAATGCTGGCGAGCCTGTACATTATAGAACTGAAGAAGAAGCTGAAAAGTCTATCAAAGAAAATGAAAAAGACTGGCTAGCCTACTTCAACGTGGAGGATTGTTAAATGGGACTTTTGGATATGTCAGAGACGACTACTTTTCGCGACCTGATGCTAGAAAAAAGACGAGGTAAAAATTAGCTAATAGAAAGGGCACGATATGAAAGGTGAAGTACTTATATACATAGAGGGAACGGAGGATAGCTATAAGTTATACAGCAAAGACATAGAATCGGCTTGCAGCCTGTATTACGGCTTAGAAGAACGTCCGATTTATATTGACCGTCCCGATGGTTTAGTTAAAGTTGTTGTTAAAAAGTTGGATATGTTAATAGAAGCTATCCTCGACACTCATAAGTATAGAGAAGAGAGGCTTGAATCTTTCTACGAAAACACACGAGTAAAGGAGTGGCGGGACGCGAGAGACCGAGGTATTCTCCGAAGTGTGCTTGTAAATAGAAATTACGAGGGAGATAGAATTGCCGGTTTGATTGGCTGGCTAGAATCCAGAAGGGCTATCAGTTGGAACGACAGAGATACTAGAGTCGTGCCCTATAAATTAAACGATAATTTGATATTAATCTTTTCCTAGGAGACTCAATAATGGAACGTAAAATACTCATGACAATCTGTATCATCGGTATGATATCTGGTGCAGCTTCAGTGATATTTGCTGCTATGGCTAAGCAATACACTGGATCAATATTCTATTTAATACTATTTTTCATTAACACGTTTGGATTTTATGCCGCAAAGGAGGAAAAATAGTAGCCCCGTTAGATACAGATTCCTAAAACATGTATTCTACAGTGATACATAAACACTATTTGCCAATGACCTACCATACGTCAAAAAACTGGGCGAACATTAACAATTCAACCGCATAACTGGACAGATGATATGCACACTCCTTTCATAATGCCGCGCCACACCTACCCGGCGCGTATTCAAAAATCGTGAAACGTTGTGAGTCGGCTCATATACCCGCAGTGCAACGTGTATCGTCTGTCCAACTGGTAGCACCAACGCACCTTTTATTTTCAGGGAGCTATTCTAAACCATCCCAAAAAATTGAAAACAACTACTATTTGGTGCTATCAACTGGCAACACAAAAAATGCTGGACTGCGAAAGTAATCGTAGCAGGTGTCGATAGCCTTTGTGCTGTCAACTGGCTATATAAGTGGCTCGAACGTGTAAAACTAAGCTAGTGTTGCAGCTTGTCGGGTTTCGCAACTAGAGCCAACAAGTAGTCACCTATCTGCAACGAGGTGTGTGATGTGACTTTACGAGTAAAAATCCCCTCTGACTAGTAGGAATATGAATGCCCAGCACGTTCTGAAGGTTATGGAACTAACACGAGATGAGAACTCCTCGGCAAATCATCACCTTATATAGCCTCCAGTTATGCGGTCGAACCCCGTAGAACGTTTTATCTAAAAACACGCTCTACGGGTGAAATACGTAAACAACATGTATGTACTTTACATATTTTTAACATAAGGAGAACTTATTCATGAAAGTAAATAACAACAGCAACGGCATCGGTTTTGTCGGTGCGCTAACTATCGCATTTGTCGTACTTAAACTAATGAAGATTATTGATTGGTCGTGGTGGTGGGTATTATCACCATTGTGGATATCTACGCTTGTGGTGATAGTCGTGGTTGCCGTAGTTTTCTTGGTTATTTGGCTGAAGGAAGCTAAAAGAGGATAAATTGTCGAATGCCAATAAACTACACGATTTCGTGCAAATAAGGAGAGTGCAGTATGGGATTCAGAATATCAATACAAGCAGGTGATGAAAAAGAGCTGTATATATCAAATGGCTACGGAGATTTTTCGGTTGGTCCTCTTGATAAACTAGCTCGTAAGTATCGACATACTGGCACTTATGATGACCAAGATGGCTGCTTTGAAGTAGAGATAAGCAATGTTGATGACCTAGCAGACGCATTGGCTGAAGTTCAGCAAATCGCTGAAGAAAAGGTTGGCGAGAGAATATGGAACTTGAAGCCTGACATATCGTACGACCAAGACTCTAAACAATACGTTGCAGACCAAATTGGTCTTGATGATGGTTGTTATGCTTTAGTTCTCGGTCAAGTCTTTAACTATCTATTCGGACAAAGTTGCCTACGCCTTGACAGCACTACCAGAAGCGGTTTTAGGCTAAAAGAGGGCAGGAAGATTATCCTAAGGGGCAGTTAAGATAATGTCAACTAAACCACTAATCTCGTGGACAGATAGAAAGGAGATGTCAACATGAACAGGGAGATAGGAGATATTTACGTTCCAAGAGCTGTCCCAGTTGGTACTAAAATATGGTTTGGCTCAGAAAGGCATGGTTATACAGTCAGGGCATCTAATACAGCATTTGCAGTTTTGACTAAACCCTTTAACGCTCAAAAAACAGTACTGTATACGATTATAGATTGGGAACTTGGTATACGTGGTCCTAGTAACTTAATCTTTAATATCGGTGCAGAAACCGACGAACAATGTTCACAGCTACTAGATATGCTTACTAGCGGCGAGATTGAAGTGAGTTCGCGGCGTTGTGTTAAATTAGATATTTCAAGAGGAAAAATCAATGGAAACATTTGAACTATGCAAAAAGCTATATGAACTAAAGCCTGATTGGCAACCTATTACTGCCTGCAGATATACAGTCAAGTTCAAGGCTAGTGGGCCACGTATCTATCCTGAGGATGTAAATCGACCCTGCTACGATTGGGTGCCAGAATACACACTGGAATATTTATTAGATAAGTTGCCAAATACTATCGATAATGGCAGTGATTTTGATTTTGGTTTTGGCACATTAGTATTGTCTACCAGGCAAGGTCAGCATAAAAATGACTGGTTGGCGTTTTATAAGGATGACGATGGCTATACATTAGACAACCTAGCCTGTGCCGAGCAAACCCCGCTAGACGCCGTATTAAAATTAGCCATAATAATGGCAGAAAAGGGATTGGTATAGAATATGACATTAAAGTGTATATATGATGAAGACTCTGCTCTGATGGTCATAGGGATAATAATCCTAGTGTGTTTCATATTATTCATCGGCAAAATGGAAGAAAATAATCCCACATTATCTAGGGATGAAATTTGTCAAAAGTATTTTGGTAAAGACTATGTCTGGAGTAGCGGGCATAAAAGTGCAGATTTTTGTGTAGATAGTTCAGGAATACCAAAATACCCTAAAACTTGGAGGGAGAGAAGATATACAAATGGGAAGTAATAAAAATTCAAGAGAACCAAAAGAAGTACCTAAGCTAGTATTTCCGTGGGCAGCCGAGGACGGCTATTTCAATGGTGATATGTTTGAAGACTGGCTCAATTCAAAGCTCGATCCTAACGATCCATACTTTAAGCTGCAGCGGATGATTAAAGCCAGAGAGACGGCCATTTATAGCCAGTTCGTAGATGAAGCTACCAGGATATTAAAAAAATCAGTGTTGGATAGAGGGAGTGTCTAATGATTTACGAAGTCAAAGTTCGAGTAGTGCAGGAGGGCACTGTCTTTGTCGAAGCTGAAACTCAAGAAGAAGCCAAAAAGGCTGCCACGAGTGATAGTGTTGTATCGAAGTCAGGTTTTGCAGACACTATAGAGTACTACGCTGATGAGATTTATAACGCTGATAGCACTGTTGATAGAGCGAATAATAAAATTATCAAAGTGGAGGATGTGTATGACAAAACTAAAACTCAATGACGTAATTCAGTTCAATGAAAACCACAAATGGTGCGGTGCTTTAGGGATTGTGAGTGAAATTAAAGAATTAGAAAATGACACAAAATATCTGATTGGTGTGCCGATTCCCGAAGCAGCTAGTGTTAGCACTGCCTATATTTTCGTTATGGCAAGCGAGATGGCATTAGAACGAATTGGCGTGGCAGAGTTAGGGGTCGACGCATGCGAGAACTAAAATTCAGAGCCTGGGACAACCTAGAAAAAAGAATGCGCAAAGTCGTGTCGTTACATTGGCAAGGCGACAAACTCGTATCAGCAAGGCTTGAGGGCGAGAATGAGCCGATTCCGATTGAGGGTCGGCTGATTATCCAACAATATATAGACCTATACGATATTCATAATAACCAAGTAGGTGAGGGTGATACTTGCACATTTTCAATTGGGCCAGATGTGCATGCAGGTATTGTTGTATGGATAGAAGACGAATCAAGCTTTGGACTACATGTGTTTATCGACGAAAAAGAGTACGAATTGCCATTGTCAGATTCCCAAAGAATAGGTATAGACCTAGGTGAAATAGAGATAGATAGAAATATCTGCGGAGAGCCTGAACTCTTGGAGGAGAAATGAAAACTACCCCAACAACCATACTTGACGCTTGTTGTGGCGGCCGTATGTTTTATTTCGACAAAGACCACCCAAACATTCTGTATATTGACCGCCGCCGTGAAACTGTCGAGATGAAAGACAGAGACAAGATTAGAACACTAGAAATCAACCCAGACTTTGTTATAGACTTTACCGACATGAAGTTTCCTGATGAGTGCTTTAATTTCGTCGTTTTCGACCCACCCCACCTCATCAACTGCGGCAAGAACAGCTGGCTCGCCAAGAAATACGGCAAGTTGGACAAAGACACCTGGCAAGAGACATTAAGCAAAGGATTGAGTGAGTGTCTACGCGTCGTAAAGCCTGGCTGCGTTGTTGCCATGAAGTGGAGCGAACATGACATTAAAACCACAGAATTACTAAAAATATTACCTCAAAAACCAGCTTTCGGTGATAAGTCTGGAATGACGCGGTGGCTGTTTTTTGTGAAAGGAGTTGAGATATGAATATAGATACGTCTAGGGTTGATTGTGCAATGATAAGAGAGATTCTGAACAGACTATTGAAAGAAGCCATTACCGTTGATGGAGACCCTCGAATAACACACCCATCTGCAAATGACCACGTGGACTATACTACCATCAGGATTAACCGAAACCGGGTGGAACGGTATTGTATACTAATAGACTATTTAATCCGCCAGGAACGGCTGAAAGCTGTTGAGGCAGAACTAAACGATATTCTTGACAGCTGGAATGTAAAAAACTTTCGCGATCGAAATGCTTTGGAAGATAGACTAATCTGTTACAGCCGTGAACTCCAGGGTTTGTTTGAAGAGCAGGGGGCGCTAGAGAGGGCGACGTCGTGATGATTAAGGATCATTGCTATTGTTACGACGCTAATGGCGACGTAAAGGTGTTTCATTAAAGATAATAGAGAGGTTAAAATATGAGTACTAAAATATCCGACCAAGACCAAAAATGGCTAGATAAAGTCGACAAATTATCAGAAGAAGGCATCTCGATAGCAAAACGTTCAAGTATGGAATCTGCCGAATATGTAGACCTATTACTGAGCAACTTTGATGATAAGAATTACTGTCAAATGGCAATCAGCCAGCATGCGGTAGAAGCAGCTATCGGACAATACTTTGTTGATGTTATTGCTCCTCTCTTTTTCGATATGCAAAAGGTGCTACGGAAGAAAACTAAGATGAGCAAAAACAACGCCGAAACATGCGCCAGAATACATGTAGGGCGATTCATTCGCAACATTGTTAAGGAGTTAAATAAGAGAAATGGCGAAGGGTGAATCAAAACAATCTACCGAGTACGACAAGCTACTTGACGAGATACGCAATTATCAGCCGCGTTGCGATCCATCTGGACACGAGGTTTGCGATATTATGAGAAAAATGGCAAGAGAGGGTGTATACCTCTGTACATCAGAAGATGTCGCCCGAGTCACCGCAACTTTAGATTTAGCGAGTAAACTAGATAACGCTGCAATCACCAAGATAAGGAGTTTCAAAGATAAAAACTCCACGCCAAAAATTGGCGAACTATGCGGCATAGATTTATTGCTTGACCTGTCTAACGCGCCAGAGAATGCGAAGTATGAACTGTATTTTAAGGCCCGGACTATACTTGAAGAGGTTATGAAAAAGGAGGAGCTATGAACGATTTCAAGAGGTGTCGCATCGAGAACTTAGTAAGATCAATATGAGCCACGTAAAGACAAAAGATGGTTCTTCAGAAGAGATAGATAAATCATGAAGCAAAATATTTTGATAGCATTTTACAATGTTTATGTTTTCTAGTATAATGTGTGTATAAAGTGGGTTTTTAGCTGTTACATTCTGCAGAGCGAGGATGTTAATGGCAAAAAAAGTCTCTAAGGTTAAACCTGAATCTTCTAAAGTACCGCCGAAGAAAGCACCGAAGAAAAATGGACGCCCTTCAAAATATACTGACAAATTGGCGGACAAGATTTGTAAGATGATTGCCCTTGGGCAATCGGTACGTTCTATTTGCGCAAAAAAAGACATGATCTCAATGCAGACGTTTTTTCGCTGGCTGCGAGAAAACGAGAAGTTTCGTGAGCAATACGCGCACGCGTGTGAGGAGCGGTCGTATATGCATGCTGAAGAGATTATAGAGATTGCTGATGACGCTACCAATGATTACATGGAGCAGCATGATGAATCTGACGAGCTGACAGGCTATAAACTGAACGGTGAAAATATACAGCGATCACGCCTGAGAATTGATACCCGTAAGTGGTTGATGTCCAAGCTAAATCCAAAAGTCTATGGCGACAAGCTGGATATGACGACAAACGGTAATGATATAGGAGTGACGCTGAGTGCAAGCCAAGCCGAGCAGCTGCTTAACGCAAGAGCAAATCGTCGGGATTCTTAGAGAATCTGCTGAAAATGGCTCTTTTGCTGAATACTGTATTGCTATTGATCCAGATTATCAGCTGAAATGGTTTCATGCTGAGATTGCAAACAAATTAGAGCAAGGGTTCTACAGGCTGATGGCAGGTGAAGACGTACGCCTGATAATCACTATGCCACCGCGTCACGGTAAGAGTGCTATGGCTACGCAGAAATTTACGTCGTGGGTTTTGGGTAAAGTGCCAAATATGCCAATTGCAGTGACATCATACAATGCCGATTTGGCGACTGATTTTGGACAAAACACCAGGGATATTATGAAATCTAGTGCATACCGAGCGATGTTCTCAACACGCTTGCGTCCAGACTCTCAAGCTAAAGGTCGTTGGATTACTAAAGAGGGCGGCGCATATACAGCAGTTGGTGTTGGTGGTGCGCTGACAGGACGAGGTCTTAAAATTGGTATTATTGACGACCCATTCAAAAATGATGAAGAAGCAAACAGTCCTGTTATACGTGATGCCAGATATTCCTGGTATCGCTCGACATTCGCTACTCGTGAAGAGGGAAATTCAATGGTAGTGTTAATATTGACGCGTTGGCATGAGGACGATTTAGCAGGTAGGATATTAGCCGCCGCCGCTGACGCTAAAGCTAAGGGTGAGCCGCATGATGAGTGGGAAGTAATCGAGTTCAAGGCCATCGCTGAAAAAGATGACGAACATCGCAAAAAAGGCGAAGCTCTATGGCCAGAGAAATTTTCAATTGAAAAACTGCGGAAAAAACAAACAGAGATAGGCAGTTATGCATTTTCGTCACTTTACCAACAAAGCCCAATCAATGAGCAAAATCGTAAGTTCAAGAAGGCATGGTATAGATATCGCGAATTTAGCAATGTATTACAGCTTGATACCTACAACGTCATGACTATCGACCCGCGCGGTAAAGATGATATTGATCAAGGCACCGACTACATCGGTATCACTCTCAACTTTATCGACCGCGAAGGCAAATGGAACGTGATATGTTACCGCACGAAGCTATCTGCCACTGACCTAGTCGACCTTATGTTTACGAACTGGAAGCGCTACAACCTACATAAAATCGGGATCGAAGACAACCAGTTTACGCAAGCCCTGAAGTCTGTCTGGGAGGAGGAGATGCTGCGGCGTGGTGTCTACATAGATGTCGAGCTACTGAAGCACGGTGGACACAGCAAAGCATTACGTATCGAAGCCCTAGTTCCACGATACGAGCGCGGCGGCATTTACCATATCAAGCACGGCGACACGAATTTCTGTAAAGACCTAGAGAGCGAGCTCAGCATGTTTCCTAAAGCCACCAACGATGACGCAAGCGATTCATTAGCATATCAAGTACAGCTGGCGCAGCGCCCAGAGGACGACGTCGGCAGCGGTGAAGCGTATAATCAATCGCTTGCGGATAGAGACGTAACAGCAACATGGAATTAAGGAGGAAGTTATGAAAAAGTTTGTACCAGAATTTGGCAAAGTCAAAGAGAAAAAACAGCTTAACGAGAACACGACGGTTGAAGTTGAGAAGAACTATCAGAATCGCAGCGTTATCGGCACAAAATTGCATTACGAAGAACGTTTTCGTGTTGGGTCTATGGCGGAGGCGCGGGATAAGGTCGATGAATTAGCGATGCGGATTGAAAAAGACGAGGGACTAGTTAATCCGTCAATCCGCTATGACGGCCGAGCAAAAATGTTATACAAAGGCTCATTCGATGTTGTCTTTGAATATACGAGAATCAGAGCATAGCAAGGGACATTCCCCCAATAAACATAATTGTGATATAATACGAGCGTAAACCACTGAAAAAAACCAGAGTTTACTGCAAATAACAGTAATCTTTGGAGTAATCAGTGGCTTTTTCTTTTCTAACAGAGGAAAACATCTTTGAACTATACGGTACTGCTAAAGAGCAGACCGAACTGCTGACCGAGCCGTTTTCGGAGTTTTCTCGCATTGCCCGAAATAAGCCGCACCCGAAAATCCCGAAGGCATTTCCGAAGACTACCGACGGCACAGCATCTTCAATCATTATTAAATCGCCGCGACGCACGATTCAGCAGTTACCAACCGGCGTCGTTAGTACTGTCGATGAGAACAGTCCATGGCCGATCATCGCCGAGTTTGCCTACCTGGAGAAAATCCTGCCTAATGCCAATACTGAATACGACTTGATTCATAAAAGCTGGATGACAGTAGAGGGCGGCGAGACGTTTGGCTCAGTGGCAGTATACGCCCCAATGCTATACAACGATGGTGAACTGCTACCAGACTACCTGATTGTATCGTGGCGTGACATTTCCCTCCAGCCAGGCAAAAAATCTGCCAGCGATTGCAGCTACATATTCATGCGTTCATGGTGGCAAGAGGCTGACGTTGATCAACTCATTGATGCCGAGAAAGAACGCCGCCGTAAAGCCAAGGAAGAGGACGCAGAGTATGAGCCATCGTGGAACTTGGAGGCTTTAGAGGAAATCAAGGATGCCATCATCAGCAAGGACGACAAAGCACAAAATGAAGCCGAACAGGAGCGATCGCTTGACCCGTCGGGAATTGAAATCGTCACTGGTTTTCAGGTTGGCGCGGGCGCAACGTTCTACACATTCAATCCTGCTACTGAAAAGATTGTGCGGCGCAAGCAAAACAAAGACCCGCGCGGTAAGATACCTATCTCTTGGTATTTCTATGACGCCGATGGTGCAAATCCTCTTGGCCGTAGCGTATTGGAACTTATTGGTCCTCTGCAGAACCTTATTGACGGCGATATGCAGGCATATCAGTACAACCGCGCTATAGCGTTGCAGCCAACCATTAATGTTTTTGGTAACGTCAACGAGCGCCGACTCAACTTTGGCGCCAACGCTGTCAATAAGATTCAAGACCAAAATGCGCGCATCGAGCCGATGAATATCGACACGACCGCCCTACGCGAATATCCAAACCTGTACGGATTGCAAAAGTCGCAGATGCTCAACCTGGTCAACAGTCCAGACACCTCAATCAGTGCTGAGGTTGGTAACCCTGGCTTTGGCAAAACACCGCAAGCACTCAAGACTCAACAAGCACAATTATCCATTGATGATAACGCTCTCCGCAAGGGCTTTGAAGCATTCTTTGAGGAGTGGAGCGAGACGGCTATCAACCTGTATTTTGCTGAGCGTAACGGTATCGAGCAGATGCAGCTGGATGATGAAACGGCCGAGAAATTGCGAGCATTGGAGCGTGATGGTCATAGTCTGGACGGTGTTGAGCTAGATGAAAATAACGTAGCAACTATTGATTTCTCTAAAGCACAAGGCGTATTGAAGTTTAAGATTGATGCCTCAACCACTAAAGTCAACAGTGAAGCGGCACAGCTTGATGCGCTGAAAACCCTGATTCAGACATTGGACTCTAGCCAATCACTCAACCAAGTCGTACCAATCAAGAAAAAGCTGGCAGCGTGGAATGCAATCGTCGCCAACTCTGGCATTGACGGACTGGACGAATTGAAGGTTACCGAGGAAGAGATGGAAGAAATGCAGCAGATGCAAGCACAGGGGGCGCAGCCGATGGAGCAGACCGAGAGCGAAACGCCAGGAGCTGAGATAGAACAGCCTACTGAGACAGTAACAGGCGAGACCGCGCCGGTAGAAATGTCAACTGAGCCACAGGAAGCCGCTGAACAGAGTCTAATCGATGAATTGCGCCAAATTGGTACGCCAGAGAATCTAATCGCCGAAGTACCGAGCATGGTTGAAAAAGGTTTTACAGAGGAAGAGATAATCGCCTCCATTATAGGCGTTATCCAGAAAGAGGAGGATGAATAATGGAAGACAATCTATACCCACGCAGCACTGAGTACTTTGTGCCGAATGCCGACATGGACGAGCAGCGCGAAAAAGCCAAGGAAGAGGAAAATGCTGCTGTAGCTAAGGAGTTGAATAAGTTGCAGCAAATTGTAGACCGATGGAACGAGCGGATTGATTATTACAAATCGCTTGATGCTATCCCGAATGAAGCTGTTACCGACAAGCAGTTATCGACTTACATGCTGGCCCATAAGGAAGTTGTACGGATTTTACGACAAGAAAGGAGCGAATTGGAAAACATTATCAAATCTGTTTAGGGAGGTACGCTGCTTTGGTTGGCTAAATCCTCGCTAGTAGCTGACCAAAGGAGCGCATCTCACGCAGCCCAGGTTCGTCACCTGTAATCGACGTCAAAACAATGTAACGAGAAGGAGGGTGCTATGCCGCAAGCAGAAGCGGAAAGCCAAGAAGTCGTAAATACCGAGGTAGAGCAGGAGTCTACCCAAGCTGAGTCGACGGCAGCTGAAACACAAAACTCTGAGGCTTCGAGCGAGCCAGACACCAAAGCGGTTATTTCAGATAGCGGCGAGGTGGTACGTGTCAAAGTCGATAAATCCAAAGAAGGTGAATCCGAGGACAAGTCAGACGATGACCCGAAGCCAAAACGGGGCAAGGAAGCCCGCCAAGAGCAACTAGAACGCGATTTAGACGAAGAAAATCGAGCTATCCGCGAATTAGTTGCCAGGCGAAACCAAGCGCGAGCTTACCGCCAGCAATTGGAGCAAGAGCAGGCGCAGCAGTATCAGGAGACACTACCTGAAATGCAAGACCGGCCGCTACCAACACTAGAGCAGATCATGCAGACGGAGAACCCGGAGACGGGAGATTTCTTCACTGAATTTGAAGCTAAGGCGGTGTTGCAAAACCTACAACTACAGCAGCAGCTAGTGGGTATGCAGGAAGCTCAAGAGCAAGCGGCTTACGAAGCCCAAGTCAGTGCATCAATTAGCGGTATGTCGTCAGATGCTGAACGGGCACTCAAGGATTTTCCAGAGTTCGACCCAGAATCTGATGAATATGATCCAGAACTTGATGCTGATGTGGATGAATTCCTACAAGGAATGCTCATTTACGACAACGCTGGCAATATTGTTGGTTCGCGAGAGAGCATATATCAACTATATCAGTCATTCCATAAGGCGAGAGGCAAGGGCGCTAAACGAACGGTGATAAACGATGCAGGTGATTTCCGTGGCAGCGGCGCCCGAGTCGAGAAACCGTTCGAGAAGATGTCCACCAAAGAGATGGAGGCTTATCTTCGCCGAAAGGGACATGACGTTTAAGAAAGGCTATAAAGATGGCAACAAACACGACCGCAACACTTTCAGCCGAGATGATCCAGTACCTGGAAAAAACATTCTTGGAGCGTAGTGAAGCGCGCACGATTCATGCTGAAGGTGCGAAAAAGAAAACTTTGGAGAAGAACAGCGGTACAACCGTTACTTTCACCAAACGTTCACCATTCGCTCCAGCGACTACACCGCTGGTGGAAGGTGAAAACCCGCAGGACGACGAGATCAAGAGTAACAAAGTTACTGCAACCCTAAAAGGCTACGGTAAGTGGACAAAAGTCTCGAGTATGCTGTACAACACATCGATTGATCGTGAAATGAAAGAAACGATTGAGATGATGGGACAAAATGCAGGTGAGACAATCGACGCGTTGGTTCGCAACGTACTGCACCAAGGTGCAACTGTTCAGTTTGCAAACAAGAAAAGTGCATTAACTGGTATCACTGATGACGACATCTTGACTGTCGCAGAAGTTCGCAAGGCAGTCCGCACGTTGAAGAAAAACAACGCGATGGTCTACCCTGACGGCTATTTCTTAGGTAAGGTCGGTCCAGATACTGCCTACAACATCACCGGCGATACTGCATGGGTCGATGCTCAGAAGTATACTGGCCGCCCAGAACTGTACAAGGGCGAATTGGGACGCTTGCATAAGGTTCGCTTTATCGAGGCATCAAGCAACCAGATGGAGGAGAGCAGCACTAAGACTGTTTACTCAAACTTCATCCACGGTCAAGAGGCATTCGGCGTAGTGGACTTAGCGGGTAGCGGCTTGAAGAAGATTATCATCAAGCAGCCAGACAAGGGAGATACATCTAACCCACTCAACCAGTTCATGACGGTTGGTTGGAAGGCTGAAGCGTTCGCAGCAGCAGTGCTTGATCCAAAGTGGATCATCAACGTTAAGACGGGTGCTAAGGACTAGCAACTATTAATCGGGGCGGTGTGAGCCGCCCCGACAAAGAAAGGAAATAACATGGCAGAAAAAACACAGCCAAAGCCAGAGCCGGCTAAAGCGGAAACTCCAAACGACATGGAGGCTCAAATCGCTGCGGCAAAGAAAGAAGCTGAAGCTAGCGCCGCTGACATCATCGCGCAGGCTAAAGCAGAAGCCGAGAAAATTATCGCTGACGCTAAGGAAGCTAGTTCAGACGACGAGGTCGTTAGTCGTAGTGTCTCTAAAAAGGATATTGTCGACGCTTACGACCATGGCATGAGCCATATGGAAATTGCTCGGAAATTCTATGGTAACGTCAACGACGACAGTATGCAAAAGGTTATTAGAGTAATTAGCGCAGAGTTTGAACCGCTGGACGACATTGACCCAGAGGTTGAAGCCACCGAAGCTTGGAGTTAAGCAAATGGACGGAACAAGAGAGGGAGAATTAAAGCGACTGAGCGAGGTATTTAATGACCCTCTCAAGTCCCGTCATGAGCGCAGACTAGCCCATGACACATTCAACAAGATATTACGCCAAGTAAAAGACAAAAAACTCACCGAATTACGTCGTAGGTTAATCCGAGCTCACAATGCCGAGGATGTAGATGCCGCTGAAAAAATAACCGATGAAATATATGATTATTCAAGGCGGATGGGATATAAGTAGAAAAAACTCCACGATGATGAAAACCATTTTTCCCACGTGAGGAAAATGGTTTTTTTGTTTGGCTTATGCTATAATAACCTTACAATTAAGCACGAAGTGTGACTCCAAAAAAACGAGAGCGCGTTGTCATCCAAAAAGAGGGAAGCGTGCGTTGCAGCGTTGTATAAGCAGTTATCCGAGGTGATCGCCAAAGAAACGCGAAACCGCCCAAGCCAGTATGGAGCAAAGGAATAGGCCCCCTGAGTGACCAGACAGCAGACGACAGCTCTTATCCAATTTAATAGCATATTTATAATTTGGAGTGTTATTGAGAGATTTGGTATTTGTGGTGTATACTAAAAATACTTTAGTAATAAATGGGAGTCTTTACTAAGATGGGAACAAAACCACAAGTCGTTAAAGGCGCTATTGGCGCCACTATTGGTATTATTGCACTAGCCGGCATAGCTGGAGCAATGGGCAATACCAACAATCAACAGCAACAACACGCGACACCAGTCGTACAGCCTGTAACATACTCAGACTGTAGAACGGAGGAAATACCGTTTGAAACGCGGTACGAGGGAAGCGTGGGTCAATACGGCTATACTGAATCAGTCAAGCAACAGGGTGCTGTTGGCAGCAAAAAGATTTGCAAACCAAACAAACCAGGCTATCAGGATAAGGTAGAGGTAGTCACACAACCAACACCTCATATTGTTGTTCGCACACCAAAGCCAGCGCCGCAACCAGTACAGCAGCAATCACACTATCGTGTCGGAGCAATCTGTCGTGATGGTTGGCAATCGAGTGCTACTGGTCGAGGCGCATGCTCACATCATGGCGGAGTAAGCGAGTGGCTGTACGAGTGAGGATATGAAAGATAAGCTTGTCGACTTTGTTGTTGGTGTATTGGTAGTAGGAATGGTAATACTCGGAACGTATGCATGCAACCGCTACTTTGATAACCCTAGCAGCACAAAGTCAAACCACACTCACAGCAAGGGTAGCAATGCTTCAGGTATCACCAACCCAAGCAGTAGATATTACGATCCTATCGATGAAGACAATCATGATGATGAGGACGACGTGTACTATGAAAACTGTTCTGAAGCTCGTGCAGATGGCGCGGAATCAATCCGTGAGGGTGAGCCCGGCTATCGGGAAGAACTTGACCGAGACGGCGACGGTATAGCATGTGAGCCATGGCACGGTAGATAAACAACTACCGTGCCACACAAAAATGCTGTACTACAACCTTACCATCACCTACACCGATACCAGTGTAGGTATACTTCGGGTCGAGCATGGCGGCTTTGTGAGATGGTGAATTAAGCCAGCTGTTCATTGACTGCTTTGTGTTAGTCACATTGTCATCCCATGTCAAATTCTCGCTAGCGCTTACACAAACAGCAGCTTGAAGTTGTCTCATCTCTTCTGTGAGAGGCTGGTTAGTGTCTGGCATGAGGTGCCCTCGGTAATTTCTGGCTATCATGTCGTCAGCTTTCATTTGAGCAGTCCTTGAGATATTAGGATGTAGCTTTAATGGTGCTACACCAACCTTGGCGCGTTCAGCATTTACGGCAGCAAGTACGGACTGTTCGGTGGGCGGAATAACCTTTGGCGGAAGGGACGCATCAGATTCCTCGGCATCGACTGACGATGCTTGCTTATGAGGAGTAATAAAGCTCTTAACAGCAAAACAAACCCCTATTACAGAGATAACTAAGGCTATAGTAGCTATAGTGGAGACTATCACATTGATAGTTTTCTTCATATTTAGATTATAGCAAAAAATACCAGATTTGTCAATAACGCTCCAGATTAAGAAAAGGAGCTT